CTCAACCAGACCGAGAGTATAATAACTATCAACACCGGAACTTACACCGTCCTCATTAATAAGGGCTGAGTCATCAGTTACAACAACATTTCTGCCAAGGCTGTAAGTCTTACCGTCCTTGATAGAATAAGTAGCAACGTCATTGACTGTTTCTTCAATTCCATCACCAACAAGATCATGCCAAGGTTTTGAATGCATGATGTAGGTCTTAACCTTGCTTGATGCATCACCCAAAAGGGTATTACCAGTGTTCAGAACTGCATAAGAGATGTCTGCACCTGTTCCGTCATAATGGGCAGTTGCTCCGATACTCTCAATACAAGTCTCGACACTTATCAATGTTCTGTGAAGATAACTTTTGATGATTTCTTCTGCTGCCTGTTTACCGAGAATATAGGACATTCTATCAATTGTGCTACCGATCTTTTTCCATGCATCCAAAGTCATTGAAACCGGTCCGACCTTTCTGTTCAGCTTAACGCTGGTCATGTCAACCTGAGCCATTTTAAGGTCACTAACGGGAGCAATTGAAGTTATGTCCCGTCTGGTATCAACATCTTCAATCTCAGAAAAAACGCTGGCTGTTGCAAAGTTTCCTTCTAACTTCCTTGCGATTAGTCGCAAACAATTAGAAGACGGACCATTAAAGGCCGTTATGTTTTGTGAAACTGTTTCGAATAAACCCATCTGAAAATAAGGGTTATTAACTGTGAAATCTGATGCCATTCCGCCTGCCATGATAAATTCCTTTTATTAACTGATATTCTTAATTATTGCCCTGCTGCGATAAGTTTATCCGTTTCTTCCTGACCATGCTTATCCAGATAGGCTTTTTTATCTTCAAATGTTTTTAGATCAGAATACTTCGTCACACCACTTATGTTTGAACTGCCGCCGTTGTCATTTGAACCACCACCACCCGCCTGTGGAAAATTTGGAGCAAATGCCGGGTTTAAAGACATTTCATCAAGCAAGTCATCAATAGTGAAAGGTTTTTGTGTGGTCGGGACAACTCTGGGACTTCCGTCAGGGTTCTTAACAATTGTGTTCCACTTTTCACCATCAACAGTTGTTTCAACCAAAGGTAAAATGTTGTTTAACATTACATCTGGCGAAACCTTTCGTTTCCCTAATGCTTCAAGAACCGTCTCCCTTGATGTTTTACCAATGTATGAAGTTTTCAGCGTTTGATTTTCAGTTTTAAGGCCGGTAACTTCTGTTTCGTGAACCTTAACCATTTCAGTGAGTCTGTCTTCATACTTTTTCACAACCGCTTCCATATCATTACCTTCGATGTTCTTTTGGTGCTTTTGGTCATCAATCTCTTTTACCTTTAATTCAAGCTCTGCGATTGCTTCAGGGTTATAATCTTTGAGCTTAATTTTCAGGCTTTTTACTTCGTTTAACAACGATGTGTTTTTTGCTGTGGTGTCTTTAATGCGTTCTTCAGCTTTCTGATTTGCTGCTGTAACTGCGTCCTTTACTAACTTCTTAACTTCCGGTGCGTCTAAATTAAGTTCTGACATTTTAATTTCCTCTATTGTTTGTTGTTTATTTACAATAAAAAAAGCCCGCAAATAGGAATTAACCTAAATACGGGCTTGAAAGAAATCCTGATTTCTCAGGGCTTAAAAGAAATCCGTGTTATATTTTATTCTTTTTAAAAATATTCCATCCTCTTATAACCCCCTGATGTATTGATATATCTACTGTTAATATTAAGCTTGTATTGTCTCTTATTATTTCATCTACATGCTTTTTTATATCATCTAATAATTTAAAAAGCTTGCTCATATATGTTTATATATAAAGGTTTTTAGGATTTTGTCAAGTCTTATTTTCTGTTACCTAACAATATGGTTAAACCATACAACTGTATGGTAATTATTTCTCCTTAAGTTCTTCAAATACGTAGTTTCCTGTTTGGGCTTTTAATGGGGTGGTGTGTTTGTTTTCACCATTGAGTATTATTTCTGGTATTCCGTCAGGAAAGGCTTTGCATGATAAAGCTTTTTTAAAATTATAGTTTTTACACACAGCACATATGCTTTTATTTTTAGGAGCAATATTATCTAACATTAGATTTCCTCCATAGTTATAAATGTTTCACCATATTTACCAGCCCCAACCTTAACCTCATTTACTTTAAACTGTGAACCTCTGCCGAACAAAACCTCACCCTCTGTTTTGTTTCTAGAAAAACCAGATATATCTTTCCCTGTTTTGCTATTTATACTAATTTTTACTCTGTCCGGCCCCGCAATATCACCACCATATGTTCCGGTATTAGATGTTGATAAATACTGGTCATATCTAACGGGGGAATTTACTTTATGGCTCTTTAAGAAAACATCAAGTTCTTTTTTGCTGTTAAATGTAACTGTTCTGGTTACGTTTCCTTTATAGTCTGGAAGTTTATTTAAACCCTTGTCAATGTGATTAGTTAAACCCTCAACCCTGCTAAAGTTGCCAGAATTTAGGTTTTTGTTTATATCCCTAAACCCATCACCTGTATAATAATTAATGCTTGCTTTTTCGTCTGCTGATAGCTTTATTTTTCTTTGTTTTGGTATTGTAAGATCATCAAACTTTTGTTTTTTAATTATTGTCGGGACTTTATCTATCTTTGGTTTAATTATTGTTTTTGGTATTACCTTTGGTTTTTTCAATGAAGGCAATTCACTTAAAGGTTTTGCCCTGCCTGTCTGGTCAACTAAATCACGGAAAGACTTCACCTGACCATTTCGCCATAATTCAGCTTTAGTTTTTCCAAGGACTTTATTCTGTACTTTAACAGGCTGACCTTTTAACCATGTTTCATAATTAGTGTCTTTAGGGACCTTACCATCAAGGGTGTTTCGTGCTTTTCTGGTTTTGCCTGTGTCGTCTATCCCTAATGCGTCTGCATCTTTTAAGACACCGATACTGGTTGATCTACAATTCCAATGGAGAGATCCGGGGCCCGATTCCCAGGGATATGAATGACCAATGGGTTTATGACCAGGATTAGTATAAAGCTTATTATCTCTTGCAATACATATATCTGAGGTCTTGCTATCAAGAGTAGATACCCATTTAAGGTTAGATATTATATCTGAATTAGCATCCCAGACGGCTTCCCTTGCTCTGTTTGAAACGGTAGAAACAGAAGTCCTAACCAACGTCTTAGCGTGTGCTTCAAATGCCTTAAATCCTACGTTTCCGGCTGTTGCAGATGTTACCCTGCTAACAAGTGGCCCAATTCCCTCACCTCTTGCGATACCTTCCCGGACTGATCGCTTAAAACTATGTTTAAGATCATTACCGATACTTGACCACCATTCGGTGTTTGTATAGCCGTCAATATAGGTGTTTGTAGCCATTTCTTTCAGAAGGGCAGGTGATACAGCAACCGTATTGATTGCAGTCGCTATTTCGGCAGGAACAGCGTTTAAAATGATACTTTCAGAGAATGCACCTTCATTTATTGCCAGTTGTTCAAGGCTTTTGTTTGTGTGGCGCTTAATCTTTGATGTTCCGGTGTTTATGGTTGCATTAATCTGTTTCTGCAGGGCTTTCAGTCTTGCTTCTTTCCCTCTCAAGGTCTTTGGGATGGTCGGGTCAAGTTTAATATTAACTAAATCTTGCCTAACTTTGCTTTGAATATCCTCAAGCATTTCTAAAACAGCTTGTTTTTCCTGCTCTTCAAAACGTGACAGGTCAACCGCACGGGAGTATACAGAATCTAGAATTTTTTGATTTGCTGATTTTGCCATTAATTAGTCCGTATTAATATTACAGTTATCAGAAGCTACGCAGTCAACAAGATGTTTGATGCGGTTAACTTGGTTGCTTTTTTCTTTTATTTTTATTCTGGCAGCCCTCTTTATTTTGGCTGGCTGTTGTGATAACTGTTCTTTTAATGCTTCAATCTCTTTTGACTGAGATGTGTTTCTGTCAAACAGTGTATTCTTGTCTCTGGTCAATCTTATAATCTCTACGTTCTGATGTTCTATGTGTGTTTCTAACCCACCGTCATATCTTTTTGTGGATTCAATTGAACCCATTAATAGCTTTATCTCTTTATCCTTCTCTACCATCTCACAGCCCAAATCCCATATCTTTTTATTCTTTGTTTCGATTTTTTCATCCTTATCACGCATACTTTTTCTTTGTGATTCCATAATAGCCAGAATACCTTTGCTGTCAGATGTGATAAGCTCAATCTCTTTATCCTTATCTTTAACGACTAATTCTGAAACTTTGTTTGTAATCTTTAATCCCTTAATCTTTTCATCCTTGGCTTTTAGTTCTTGCTCGATAATCCCAGTCTTTGCTGTAATAAACCCCTCGTATAATTCTGAAAGCTGTTCGTTGGCAATTTCTCTTATTGACTTTATGGCTTCACTTGCCTTGTCTTTAACTATTTTCTCTGAACATCCACATGTGCCAGGAGTAGATGAACAACATTCCCACTGTGGCACATATTTATAATTACACTTAAACGAACTATCATTTA